AGCGTTAGGATCGCTAACAGGGATGACGTCCACATCATCGTAGTCAGACTTCTTAGCAAATCTGGACCCTTCATCTGGCTCATAGCTGTACTCCTCTGGTGTGTATTCAGCAATAATCTTCTTAAGTAACTTCAACTCCTGCTTCAAACTGTAGTGAACACGAGCTTGTACAGCAGACATCACCTTAAGCGTACGTTCTAAAATCGCCAACGTTGTTCCAACAGGTGCTTGGCTGGACATATCACTAATCTGTAGATCAGCAGTATTAGCAAAACGACGACCTTCTTCAACAATCTGATTGAGTAACGCCATTAATACTTGACTTGGCTCTTTATATGGCAAGGTCATCAAGTTGTCTTTGATTGCTCCGCTTGGTACATCAACGTCACGGAACTCTCCTGGACTTATCGGGGTGTCATCACCTTTAACTCGCAGACCTCGGGTTTTGAAACCACCTGGCAGATTCGATAATGTACCAGCGTCGACAAGTTGTCTGATAATAGAAGTACCAGACTTAGCATAAGCGCCGATAAGATGGATAAGCCCAAAGTAATAAAAGCCAAATCCCGGAATATACCCATAATGAACAAAATGTTGACGCTTTTGACAAGTCTCATCGTTCGGGTCCCAATTACGTCTAATCGAAAGAACATTCTGAGTACCTTTCTCGATAGTGACTACGTAAGGTAGTGCAATACCGGTGGGTTTACCATTCTCATCCTTATGCTCGTATCCCTCTAAATCTAGGTTGACGTGCATCTCAAGGAGTTTATAACGGTCATCTGATGTGGCTCTAAAGCCCATCTTCTCTGCAATTTTTTTCTCAACTTCATCTAATACATCGTTAGGTTCACCTAAATCAATATCACGATAAAAACCTGCCGCCTGAAGTTTTCTTAAATCATTCTCAGTTTTGCGCATGACATGTGTAACACGCTCAGCAGAGGCTAAGTCTGACGCACCATAAGGTACAACGATGTCTTCTGCTGGTACAAACATAGCCACTTGACGCTCTATATTTGGATCGTAGTACACTTTTTTAAACGCATTACCCGCAAGACCTAAACCCCAGAGCATACGCTCTGTCTCAGGACGATACTCAGGCATCATCTCAGTCAACTGATAGTTCATGTCCTCACGTACACGCTCAGCTGCATCTTTTTTCTCAGGTGTCTCTTTACCAATTACTAATGTTTTTACAGGACCTGATGCAGGGAAGATAGACATCATAGTTTCTGCTTGGAACTTTACAAGTGCTTCGGAGAGGAGGGGGTGATATACACCACAAGCACCTTCCCATGGTTCAGTGCGCTCTTCAATCTTTAGACCAAGGAGTTCTAACCCATCAACGTATGTTTGTATCCAATCTTTACGTGCACCAATGTCAGAATCAAAGTCACCAATTAAGTCACCGCAGAGTTCTGTAAGTGCACCACCCGTTAAATACTCGGCTAAGTTATCATTGAAGTCATCCTCAGATTCTTCCCCGGGTTCAATCTGTATTTCTAAGCCATCTATACCAATAGTGACTGATTCAGGATCCTCAATCTCGATCTCTATCGGACTCTCCATTGCGGCTGCCTCTTCTATGCCTATTGGAGCTTGATACAGTGCCTTATCTATTGCCATAATGTGTCCTTAATAATATCCTTTGAACCGCTTAGACTTAAATAGTCTGATTTCATCTGGTTCATCGTTCGGTAATTTAATAAACCCGCCTTGTCTAAAGCGCATTAGCGCCATCACCGTTGAGTCAACCAAGTCATCATGACTCATAAACGGAAATCCTGCAATCTCTTCTACCACTTCTTCAGCCCAACGTGTCTCGGGCACCCATACTAAGCCGCTTTTAACAATATCAGTAACAGAATTGAGCCTAGCAAGCTTATCACCACTACCCCTATGGGGTGTGTATTCTGTAACAGGCATACCTGTACGCCGTAATTCTTGATATAACGCTGTACCAGCACTCTTTTTCTCCACAATAAACGCATCGGGGTTCCATTCATGCCATTCTTTCCAAGCTAAATCCTTTAATTCTGGAAATTCTAATCGTTTTTTGATGGAATTTAACAAAATAATGTTATGACATTCCGTTTCTTCGTTAAAAAACACTCCCCAAACCGTTATTGCAGTAAAGTCTGCCCGGTTGTGGGTTTCTGCGGCAGCGTCTAAAGACATAATCACGTATTCGCAGGGCGGTGGGGTTTCTTGCTTCCACCAATTCCACCATTCTCGCTTGACAACGCTAGCTTCCTCGGCTGTGGGGTTTTGCTGGTATTGAGCGTTCCACTGGAACACCGGCATAGAAGCCTTAGTTTGACGCAAAGAGGCCAATGGCAACCATTCGGGCCAGAGAGCTGACTCATTATCCGTATTTTCATTAAATATCGCTGGAAATTCAACGAGCTCATACTGGTCTGCCTCTTCGTTCTGGACCATATCACGGACAACTTTACCCGTTAAGTCATCCTGATGCCATCTAGTTTGTACTATAGCGACTCTACCACCTGGCATCAAGCGTGTTCTTGCTCCGTAGGTGAACCATTCATACGCTTTCTCGAATACATCGAAGTTCCCATTGATGATGTCCTGCTCGTTATGGGGGTCGTCCACCAGTAATAGATCAGCTCCACGACCAGCAAGGGCAGAACCCACACCACAAGCAAAATACTCACCACCAACATTAGTATTCCAACGCCCAGCAGACTTATTATCTTGCGCCAGACTGACAGTAGGAAAAATTTGTTTATATAGGGGTGTGTCAATTAGGTTCCTCACTTTCCGTCCAAAGTCCACAGCAAGATCGGTCGTGTGGGAGACCATCAAAACCTTTTTATCAGGGTATTTTCCAAGGAACCATGCAGGAAAATAGATAGAAACAAGCTGGGATTTACCGTGCCGTGGGGGTATATTGACCGCAATTCGGTTCTTTTTACCCTCAGCAATCTCCATAAGGAGGTTTGCCAATCTGCGGTGATGTTCACCAACTTTATAGTCTGACTGCATTATTTGACAAAACGCTATTAAATCTTCTCTAGCAGCCTTAGCCTCTTTGCGCCTGTGCATTTCATCAATAACAAGCTCTGTCTCTTCCGCATCTAGTTCATCAAACTGGTCCAAATTGTCCAGTAAGAACTGTAGTTCAGCGTCCGTTAGGTCTTCAAGCGGGTTTAGGGTCGCTGCCGTCATCCACTTTTTCCTCTTCTATACCCATTTCTTTGTCCACGTCGATGGTATCCCCGTTTATCTCCACCGCTTTTACATCCTCTACACCCTGTGGGTGCATGAGTTTCTGTATCTTAGAGCGCAAACTGTCCATCAATTCTTGGTTTGACCGGTGGTTAATAGTAACCTCTGATTTCTCGGTAAATAAGCCCACGTCGGTAATCTTACCCAGCAGTTCTAGGGCACGGATACGGATCTTGGCATCCTCATTGGCGGACTCAAGTAGTAACTTATTTGTTACCAATAGCCTAATCTGCGTGGCGTTCTCCACCACCTTGGTTGAAAACTCTTTAAGAATGTCATTGACTGCGTAATATGTAGCAGGTCTGATCTGCGAAGCCTTCTTGGTAGTAATCTTGGTATTTACTTGGTCTTCGTTCTTAGCGACTTCATAAACAATAGTCTCTGCCACCGCCATGTCCTCGTCGGTTGCGGTAACGTCAAGCTCCAGTAATTCTGCCGTGCGGCATGCCGCTTCAGCTCTTTCCCTGAAGTTTGCTAGTACCGGATTGTCCTCCGGGAACGGTATTGCCAAGTCTGGCTCTACATTTATTTGTTGCATCAATTCCTGTCCGAATTAGATGTTGTTAGGCGAAGTATATATTAAAAATTGGTGAGAAGGGTGAAGACCGTATGTATGTGAAGCATGCCGGTAATCCCTTGCAAGATTTACCCTCACCCAACCCGTAGAAAAGAAAAGGGGGAGCCTCTATAGTGGACTTCCCCCTAAATACAACTTAACAAGGAAACGGCAATGAACAAGCCGTGAGTGAAGTATATAGGAAAACGAAAAAATTATGTAAGTACTTCCCAATATGTATAAAAAATCAAAAATTTTATATATAACAATTTTTTAGGCTAGGTACTTAAAAAACATGACGGGGGGTGTTTCTACATGGCGCCGATTCTGCATGGGGAAATAAAGACAAGGGGGGTGGGGTTCGTTTTGTAATTACCGGGCCCGAAACAAGAAAAAATAAATAGACAAAACAAAGACTTAATGCAAATCGGCAATAAGTACTCCGCCGAACTGACTCTAAAAAGTGAGTATTGAGTGTGCGGAATAGCAAACCACAAGCCGACGGAGAGGCTCAATACAATTTTGGGGGGTGGGGTGTCGCTAAATCGCTAGGCAAAATCGGCTTTGCGTCTAACGTTAGACGGAATTATCTATTGTCAAACGCTATCAAATCCTAGTAAACTTTAGTTAATGGATCGGGGCAATCGCTTACGACATTATTTAGAAAGGTATCAAAATGAAACAAGTTAAATCTGCTGTATCTGCTATTACTCAAGTTAGCAAATCCCTTGCTAATACTGAGCCTGTATCAAATCCCTATGCTCTCAATAGCGAAGTAATTAACTCTATTGAGACATGGTCAGGCTTAGTTAAGCAAGCAAGCGAGGCGGGTGATCGTTTGGTTGACGTGCTGATTGCTAACAAGGTTAAGCCATCTCAATTTGTGGCTTTTAATGAGACTGAGGATAAACAAGGTATCTCGTTTAGGGATAACGTGTTTACCTGTATCGTTAAGGGTTGGAATGATCCTGTCGCCACTAAATTGGTTTTTGCTGATCCTAAAACGTTAGCAAAAAGTGATGAGGCTCAACAAATTGTATTGCGTGATATGGCTCGCAAGGCTTACAACAACCTCAAGGCTCAGTTAATCCGTCGCATTGAAAAGGGTGATAAGGTAAGCAAATCAGCACCCGCAAGCAAAACGATATTGGCTCAGCGAGCAGTTAAGCAAGCCATTAAGTATCTTGAGGAAAACAAGTCAGGATATGCGGGCATGCCTGAGGATATTAAGGCTCTCAAAGGCTTAGTAGTTCTTAAGGTTCTTAAGTAATAAATTAACCCCACTTCGGTGGGGTTTTTTTT